CACCTAACAATCCATCTAATACTTTAATTTCTGCTTTAAGAGATGTAAAGAATGCTGCAAGAGTAACAAAGGGTGCTGCAATTAATCCAAGTACTGCACCGAGTCCCATACCAGCACCAGCTGCAGTCGCATTAAGAAAACCCTTAAGCATATCACCAATACCACCAGAGATTTTTTCTAATAGTGTTATTTGATTTTCTTCACGCCGTCTTTCTTCATTTGCCTTTTCAACTTCTGCCGCAGACAACCCACCTTTGTCTTGTCCAGCAATAGTACCAATTAATGTTTTGTTTTGATTTGTTAGTGTATCTGAAAGTTTAGCAAGTCCACTATTCATTCCACCTAAAAGTCCAGTTTGTTCTTTTAGTTCTGAAGTAGTATCATCTTGTTCTTTTTTATTGGATATGCTGAGTGCTTTAAAAGATTTCTCCAACATTGCACCGCCAGGCAGACCCGCAATAAGCCCTGGCATGAACTGTTTAAAAGGACTAGTAATATTATCACTAACCTTTTTTAGTTCTTTACCTACTTCACTTGCTATTACTTTTCCAGAATCTCCGACGGCCATTGTTTTTTACCTTACTTCTTTTTTGTGTATGCTTGCGAACCGAAGAACGCTGCAACTATACCAGCAACTGCAACAAAATATGTTGGAGCCATACTACCTAATGTTTTTTGTGCTTCATCTAATCCAACCAGTGATGCAATTACTACTGCAAATGGATATAATAATAATCCAAATAAAGCAAACCATGTCATCTGACGCTGGGCATCTCTCATAGCATCGTTATCTTCAAGTTCTTTACGTTTGAACTCTAAGAACATTGCATGCTCTTCATCTGATACCTTACCATCCCCATTAGTATCTGCTGGGTGATGTTTCTTAACCTCTTCTTCTGCCATAATAGTCTCTCCCTCTATTATTATTTATGTTTACGGTTCGCCGCACTCTGGCGTTCCTTCATTTCTTTCTCTTCCAAATACTGTAAGAGTAAAGAAACATATACTTCCCTCTCCCACGGCATCCAATTTTCAATCTCAGTTAATGAAAACTGATGATGTTTCATTAGAGCAAAATTAGTTTTAAAATAATTCTCTAACGAATTATGGGAGAGGGCTATTAAAAAAAACTAGCCATCCCCTCAAGTACTACAGTGCTTTCAACATCTGTATTAGGATTTTTCACCTTAACCTCTTTTTTCACTCTAGGCATAGTAACAAAGAAGTTATTCATTTTTTCAAATTGTTCATGTGTCATAGATTCGATAAAACCGTCCAGTTCTTTCTCATCCATGTCTTTTCTATCAGTCACATTCTCTGCATCATAAATTGATGCAACACAATCTTTAATAACATTAAATGCAGAATTAGCATCATCAGTAGATTTTGACATAACATCAATCTTAGGATATTTCATCATTATACCGATTCCATCACCTAGTTCAATGTTAGCATTATGCTCTACATTATTGACACACTTAACTTCTGCAAGATTAACTTCAACAGGTACTTTAGTTTCACCGTCATCTGGGCAAGTAACTTGAATCTTTACTTTTTCCCCTACGGACTTTGCACGAAGTTGTAAGAATACATATTCCAAATCAAAGAAAGGTAATACGTTTGCATCTATCTTTTCAAAAGTACAATTATGAATAATATCCTTAATTGCTCTTATTTGGTCTTTCTCCCCACCAGCACTTTGTGCCATCATAAGAAGTTTTTCTTCTTTTACAAGGAATGGACGAAATTCCACTTTTTCACCATTAGATGGTAACGTCAACTCATATTTCGCCGAGGCGAGTTTTGGTAATGCCATAATTATCTCCTATTTACATTACGATGATTAAAATCTTAGTCCTCTTCCGATTCCTAGATTACTTATTGGGTTCTTAGTTATTCCTCTAAAGAAATTTCTGAACGCCAAAACTTTTTGTTGTGCGAACACAACCCTATCTCTTGCAGCCAATACGTCATTGAATGCTTTACCAGCATCCTCAAAGATACCTTTTTCACGGCCTGGGAATTTGTCATTAAATGCTGCACCAACTGGTCTACTAGTATTTGGAAACATAGTTTGAGTGGGTGTACGAGGGTCAAATCCCATCGGTGCATTTCTTCTACTTACAACTTGTTCTTTGTATTCTGGATATTCAACCCATGATGCTTTACCATCATTAGGATTACCATGTGCTTGTAGTGGTATCCATTCTTTGAATGAAAATCCTACAGTATGTTTTAACAACGCACTAACGGTTTCGTTACTTACTTCCATTGCATTTAGTGTTTTGGGAAATGCATTTTTAATTTTAATACCAGCAGTCCTATGATTCTGCTCGTCTAACTGATATACCTCTATACTTCCAACATAATTATTATAGTACTCTATATTGTAGGTTGTTGGTGATACGATGTAATCTTGCCATGAGTTAAATACCCATCTTTCTTCATGGTTATTTCTTAAATAAAACTCAATAGAAATTTCTTCACCATATGTTAATCCTTGTGCAACCTCATATGATGGGCCGTAGATGTTTTCATCTGTAGTTGTACGAATATTCTTGCCTGGAAATGATACACTGTTAATACGGAATGTAAAATCTCTAGGAAGTTGACTTTTTAGATTTTCTTGTATTGTAGGGGGAAAGTTAATTACTGCCTCAAATCTATTAGGACGAGCTTGCCCATCCTTCTGAAAGGTTGCTAACCATTGTTCAAATGTTTTATCTCTATCTTCTTGGACAGGATAATCAAACATTAAATTATTTTCTTTTGCCATTAACTTGGTCTCCTTGCAGTATTAACCATTCTCCTAGAATCTGCATATACTCTGCTTTCGTTTGCTCTCTTGAATCTTTGTACTGGTAACAAAACCGCAATCATCATTTCGTCTGCATTAATAATACGAAATGGTGGTTTTACATGATCCATAAGATATCTTTTAATTGTTGGTTGAACCATTCTATTTCTTTTAATTCTATTCCATGTTAATTTGATTCTAGTACTTTCGTCCATAGGGCCATTGGCATACTCTGCCATCACGTTCAATAATTTTACACGCATTGGTACTGATAGATAATGAAAATTTAATCCCATAAACCCTTCAGATACATTATTTGCACCGACAGGTGTTATTGGTAGTATAAGAGGAAATCTATCATAGTAGGGAAGTACATTTTTGTCATCTTTATATTTGGGACTGTACATGAAGAAATTCATCTTACCGAATACTGGGCGAGTTTTTAACTTACCCTCACGGAGTTGTTCCCTTGGATTTATGTCTCCAAGTTCTTTTACTTGCTTTCTAAACCAACGGATAGATAAATCTCTACCCCCTGCTTTTTCAACTATCTTGTCAACTGCATCTGTCATACCTCTATTTATACAGTTAACCTAAGTGGTCTTCAGTTAAAATCTTGAATTCCATGTTTCTATCGTTACACCATTCTATTGCAGATTCCCACTTTGCTTGGTTTACACCCCATGTACGGACTTCACTGATAAATCGTGGTGTTTTACGTTTAGGGGGTTTTGGTGGGCCACACTGTGCCTTGGGTTTCACTTCAATGATGATTTTTTTGATAGAACCATCCTTCTGTTTTACCTTAATATAGAAATCGGGGAAATACCGATGGCGTCTACCATCTAGGGGTGATATATATGGTATGATGACTTCTTCACTTCCCCACTCAAGGATAGATGTGCTTTTGTCACAATACACCATAAACCGTCTTTCCCATAGGGAACGGTAAATTATTTTATCTACGTCACCTTTATATTTCTTTTGATTAATTGGGACGTATCTTCCACTATATGCCATGTCAAACCTTATAAATACTTTAAAGAACGAATTCTTGTAGGATTATTTATATGGCAAACTTAGAAAGTATAGTGGGTAGATTATTCAGTGGTGGTGGCAATTCACGTGCTGGTAACTTACAATACCCAATGGATGTAGGGCATATGTCCAGAAGTGACCACTATGTTCAATTTTTTATCAACGAACAAGTAGATGCCAAAGCATCAATTAATGGTGGTGCAGTACCGAATACTAGAACTGTTGCAAACGGGCCTGGTGGGATGGTGATAAATGAAATTGTTCATTCTGATAAAAGAAGTAGAACAGTCGAAAGAGCTCCAACAGTAAGAGCATCTGGTTCGATTACATTATACATGCCCAATCAAATTCAAGTATCACAAAAAGCAAACTATGGTGAAGCAGAAATTGGACTTTTAGTTGCTGGTGCAATTGCAAGTTATAACACGGTATCTGGTGGATTATCACAAATCGACCTTGGTTCAGTTGCTGATACTCTTAAAAAAGAAGGTGGTAACACAGTTGCAAAAGCACTAGAAGGAGCAGGTGCAACAGGTGCTGTCGCTGCAAAAGCAATCGCATCTGGTGAGACTACAAACAATAGAACAGAGATGAAGTTTGAGGGTATTGATAGACGTTCTTTTCAGTTCACATTTAGACTACTTCCACGTTCACCAGAAGAAGCAAGTGCAATCCAAGAAATTGTAACTTTATTCAGATATCACTCTATGCCTGGATTTACAGATGACATGTTAGGTAGAACTCTTAAAGCACCATCTACATTTGATATTCAATACTATCCCGAAGAACATTTGCACAAAATTGGTACATCTGCACTCGAAGCAGTTGATGTTAAATTTGGTGGAGATAGACCACAGTTCTTTAAAGACAATCAACCAACTGAAACTGAACTAACATTGACGTTCAAAGAATTGGATATTGTTACCAAAGAAAAAGTTGCAAGAGGATTTTAATATATGTATTTTAGAAAGTTTCCAACAGTACAGGTAGATGTTAAGGGCGATGGTATACTACACAGTATGACTGATATAACTCGTAGAGTAAATTTCAATGATTCCTCATTAGCAAACTTTGTTAATTTTGATTTCTATGATGTACCAGATGGTTCAACACCAGAACAGATTGCATATGACTATTATGGTGATGCAAATCTACACTGGATTGTTCTCATAGCAAATAACATCAAAGATATCTACACAGATTGGCCAATGTCAGTTGATAGATTTGAAAAACATGTAGCGTCTAAGTATAGTAATGTAGATGATATTCATCATTACGAATACACACAGGAGTCTGGTGATACAACATTTACTATTGAACTTCCAAACGATTCTGCAACGACAATTCCTGCTGGAGCAACAGCAATAACAAATTATGAATATGAGGAAAGACTATTGGAATCTAAAAGAAAAATAAGACTAATCCAACCATCCTACATTGCTAAAGTACGAGCAGAGTTTGAAACG